TGTAAATTAGAGAAAGAATATGGCAAATGTAGATAAAGCCTTTGGGTTAAAACCTTATAAAGGTCTCAATGTCGGTTCAGCCGTTCAAGAAGCTAATAAATATAACATCAATCCATCAGGATATGGTACAAGCATCTTTCAAGGTGACTTAACTATATTTAATGGAGGATACATCGAAAGATCAGCAGCTGGTTCTGCTAATAACGTAGGTGTGTTATCGCATGTTTTTTATACAGCTACTGACGGAACTCCTACCTTTAAGAATTACTATCCAGCATCTACAACGGCACTTGGTAGCGGAGACATAGAGGCTTATATCTATGACGATCCGAATCAATTGTTTGTTGTTCAGGCGGATGGTGCTTCAACTATTGCAGCTATCGGCAGAAATGCAGATACTGATGGTATTGGTGGCAGTACAACAACTGGCGTAGCTACTCGCGAGCTCGACTCTAGTACACTAGCAACAACAGCAGCACTTCAGCTTAAAGTTGTGGGCGTAGTTCAAGATGATAAAAACGGAGACCTTTCAAGCAATAATGCGAACTTAGTTGTTCTCATTAATGAACATGCTTATAGAGGTCCTGTTGCAGGAACATAAGGAGTAATTTAGATGGCAATTTCCAGAGGACAATTAGTCAAAGAGTTACTTCCAGGTCTAAATGCATTATTTGGTCTTGAGTATGATAGATATGAAAACGAACATGAAGAAATTTTTGACGTTGAAAACTCTGATCGTGCTTTTGAAGAAGAAGTAATGTTAACAGGCTTTGATCAAGCACCCGTTAAATCAGAAGGAGCAGGCGTAGCGTTTGATTCAGCCCAAGAGGCTTTCACGTCACGTTATACCCACGAAACCATAGCTTTAGCGTTTAGCATCACAGAAGAAGCGGTAGAGGATAACCTATACGACAGATTGTCGGCCAGGTACACTCGTGCGCTTGCAAGAAGTATGTCAAACACTAAGCAAGTCAAGGCAGCAGCTGTATTGAATAATGCATTCAATTCAAGTTTCGCTGGCGGCGATGGGAAAGAACTTTGCGCAACAGATCACCCAACTGTGGGCGGTCCTAATTTGAGCAATGAACTTTCAACATCTGCTGACCTAAGTGAAACTTCACTTGAACAAGCATTAATTGATATTGCAGCTTTCACTGACGAACGTGGTTTGAAAGTAGCTCTTCAAGGAACGAAATTAATCATTCCTAAAGAACTACAATTCGTAGCTGATAGAATATTGGAAACTCCAGGCAGAGTTGCCACGTCTGATAATGACATTAACGCCATGAGAAACATGGGTATGATTCCTGAGGGATATACAGTTAATCATTATCTGACTGACACCGATGCTTTTTTCATTAAGACTGATGCACCGAACGGATTTAAAATGTTTAATCGTTCACCAATCAGAACTTCAATGGAAGCGGATTTCGATACGGGTAATGTTAGGTACAAAGCTAGAGAAAGATACAGCTTTGGATTCTCGGATCCACGTTGCGTCTTCGGTAGCCCAGGAGCATAACACTCGATTAGTTTAATGGAACCCTGCTGGGGGTTTCTTACTCAACCCAGCAACCTTATCTTTTCTACACATTTCTATTTTTTTCTGATACGATAATCTCATACCGAGATAATTTGTTATACCAACTGACTCGGCAGACTTACTCCAAGATGGTGTAACACATTTAGTTAGGAGAAAAATATGGCTAAATCAACATTTTCAGGACCAGTCAGATCATTGGCTGGATTTATATCAGCAGGTAGTACATCGTTTGTTAGCTTAACAGCTGACACTACGCTTACAGTAGCTGCACACGCAGGTAAAGTATTAACTACTAACGATGCGGATGGTAAATTTACTTTACCTTCAATTGTAGCAACTACTCCAAGTGATTCTACTGATCCAAACCAAGCCAATAATATAGGTGCAACTTTCTACTTTATTGTAGAAACAGCTGCTACTGATATGGATATATTGACGGATGGAACAGATAAGTTTGTAGGTGGTCTTTACACTGGCGTAACTAACGCTACAGGTAAAACATTTATATCTGGTGCTTCTAATGATGTAATCACTATGAATGGATCAACTAAAGGTGGACTAGCTGGTAGTATCGTAAAAGTTACTGCAATGGCTTCTGCAAAATATGCAGTTGAAGGTATTATCTTAGGTTCAGGAACTTTAGTAACACCATTTGCTGACGCTTAATAGGAGACTAATATGAGTTCAGATGTAAAAGCATCCGTTCCTTTAACTAGCTCAGGAAGACTTCAAGGTTTTATTGGAGCTTCTGGAGCTGGAACTGCTACTAATTTAGGCTCACTAAGAATACAATCGGTACAAGCTCAAGCTAGCGCTGCTGATGCACAAATCATTATATATGATGGATCTAGTGCTAGTAGCACCAGAATCATAGCTCAATTTAAGTTTGGATCTGCAGCGAACGAATCTTTCGATCACTACATACCAGGCATGGGTTGTCGTTTTACAGAAGGAGCTTATGTAGCTTTAACCAACTGCGACTTCTTTGTTGCATACTATAATTAAGGATTAGATATGTTTAAGAAAACTCAAGATTATGCTCAAGGCAAAAAAACCAAAGGCTATATGGGCGGCGGTGAAGTTATGGGCTATGAGTACGGTGGTACGGTTAAGAAGCCTAAGAAAAAGCATGGTGGCTAGTAATGGCTACCTCAGGAACTACTTCATTCAACCTTAGCGTTGATGAATTAATAGAAGAAGCATACGAAAGATGCGGTCTTGAACTTCGTACAGGTTACGATTTAGAGACCGCTCGTCGTTCGCTTAATCTAATGATAGCGGAATGGGCTAACAGAGGATTAAATCAATGGCTTATAGCTGAGCACAGTTTTACTGTTACACAAGGCACAAACGAAGTAAGTCTTGGAACAGATATTATAGATATTACTTCTGCAGTTATATCTCGCGATAATACAGATTTCCAAATGTCTAGACTGAGTAGGTCTGACTACCTCTATACCCCTAACAAAACAGATCAAGCTAGGCCTACTCAATTCTTTTTAGAAAGACACATAACACCAAAACTATATTTGTATCCGACTCCAGAAAATTCTACAGATGTAATTAAATATTACGCTTTGACTAGAATGCAAGACGTAGGGGACTACACAAATAATATGGAAACAGTGTTTAGATTCTTACCTTGTATGACAGCAGGGCTGGCTTATTATATTGCTATGAAAAGAGCTCCTGATAGGATACAGTTATTAAAATCAATTTATGACGAGGAATGGGACAGAGCAGCAAGCGAAGATATAGATTCTGTTAGCTCTAAATTTTTACCCCCAAGAATGATAATATAAAGGAGAATAAGAATGAGTTTTTTAGATAGTTTAGGAAGTAAACGACCACCAATGTTTACATTACCTACGTTACCTATGCCTGGACCTAGAACACCTGCCCCGCAGCCTGTGATGCCTGTAATTGGTGGACCCGAAGGTATTGGTGGCACTGCTCCTATTCAGATGCCTACATCACCTGCTCCTATGCCTGGACCTGCTCCTATGCCTGGACCTGCTCCTATGCCTGTGCCACCAGAAGGTTCTATGCCTGTGCCTGTGCGAGGTGGAACTTTAAGAAAACTAATGCGACAAAGAGATCAACTACAAGCTAGGCTGGAGCAAGTTAATGCAAGGATACAACAATTAATGCAAGGTCAAGATCAAGGTTCAGGTTCGGGTTTCCCAGAAAGAAAACCACAAGAAGGAATTGGAAATCTTTTAGAACAACTATTAAGGAATCAGAGCGAAAGAGGCGATTTCGGCGATTAAATATAAATGGCTTTTGCTTCAGGTAAACGAGCTTATGGAATCTGCGATACTTGCGGACAAAGGTATCGTTTACATCGGCTACAAGAACAATGGGACGGATTTAAAACTTGCCCAGAATGTTTTGATCCTAAACAACCACAACTAGAAGCTCCTCCTGTTGGAGCAGATCCTCAAGCACTATTAAACCCAAGACCTGATAGGATAGAACCTGCGTCTCAAGTTCTTTTGACGAACAATCCATTTCTTACGACTCAAGGCAGCGCAGTTATAACTGTGTTTGAAGATAATCATGGCAGGAGTACAGGAGATAAAATTAGGTTTAGAAACGTAGATGCATTTGATGGATTTACAACTAGCGTTATAGAAGACCCTGATGGGTATGCGATTACAGTTACAGCCAACACTACAACAAATATTCTTAATTACAATAACAATACATACACGTTTACAGCAGGTTCTGGAACAGGAACAGCAGGAGCTAGAGGAGGCGGAGTAGATTGCACGGTTGGACCTGCACAAACACTACTACCTTTAAACCCGTTTAGAACAGGTAGCGCAGGAACTAATACAATTATATCTGTTACAGAATTTAAACACGGAAGAACAACTGGAGATACCGTAAGATTCAGAGCTACAGAAGCTGTTGATGGTGTTACTACTACTGTACTTGAAGCAGCAAGTGGATATACAATAACTGTAGTAGATGCAAATGAATATAAGTTTACATCTACAGGAACCGCTACCACAGGAAATATAACAGGCGGCGGAGATACAGTAACAGCGGGACCAGTATAATGGCAGGATTTACATACAGCGAATTGAAAACAACAATACAGAATTATGTAGATAGTTCTGAAACAACTTTTGTTGATACCTTAAATACTATTATTGAACAAGCCGAAGAAAGAATATTAAAAGGTGTTTGGTTAGATAATTTCAAAAAGAATGTAACTGGAACAGCTACTTCGGGTACTCCTTATTTAGGAATGCCTACAGATTTTTTAGCTCCTTTTAGTTTATCTGTTATAGACAGTGACACGTATTATTTTTTAAATTTAAAACAAGTTAGTTTTATGCGATCTTACAAACCTGCAACAACAGGTTCTGTTACAGGTAGGCCAAAGTATTATGCAGAATTTGATAGTGACAGTTTTATTATTGCTCCTACCCCTGACAGCAACTACACATTTGAGTTACATTATTTTTATAGGCCTGCATCGTTAACCGCAGCTGGAGACAGTGGATCAACTTGGCTGTCGACCAATGCACCTATAGCTTTATTATATGGATGTTTAACAGAAGCAGCTGTATTTTTAAAAATGGATCCCGCAGAAATAGCTACATATGACCAAAGATTTGAGAATGCTTTGGCTAGATTAAAAAATACTGCAGAAGGAGCAGGAACACAGAGTCAGTATAGGTACGACCAAGTTCGTATTCCTACCACCTAATGTTGGAAGAACCACTTTCACAGTTAAAAGGTAAAAACATTGCGCTTGTAGCAATGGGCCAAAGCCAGATAGATTATCATTTGTCCAGGACACACAGCTTAGCTTTCGATGAAATATGGGCTATAAACGCCATGGTTAGTGTCTTACCTGAAATAGACAGGGCTTTTATTCTTGATCCAATGTCGAGATTTTTAGACACAGAAGATGCGGGTAGCATGACTCAAATAATGCGGAAGTATCTTCCACAAATAAAATATCCAATATACACCTGTGAATTAGATAAACGCGTACCCGCTGCTGAGGAGTTTCCGTTAGGGCCTTTAATAGGAGATTTAGGGTGTGCTTATTTTAATAATACAGTTGCTTATGCCATAGCCTTTGCGTTATGGAATCAAGTAAGTCACTTAACTGTGTTTGGTGTAGATTTTACTTACAAAACAAATATGCATTTTGCTGAATCAGGAAAAGCTTGTTGTGAGTTTTGGTTGGCTAAATGCATGGAGAATAATATAGAAGTTTCTATTGCACCAAGATCTAATCTTCTTGAAACAGACATTCCTACAAAAGAAAAACTATACGGTTATCACAGGCTAGAAGATCCTGTTATCACTTACATGGACAAAGGTAAGATGAGTGTATGTAAATGGTCTGATATAATGAAAGAAGAAAAACAATTTATAGGTATGATAGACAGAAATGATTTACCACCAGAACCAGAGGAATATTAATGTTTTCACTTGATTCAAAAACAGAAGTTGGTAACCTTGGAGTTACTACAACGAATAACAGAGGGCACACTGTAGAAGAAGTTGCAGAAATGGCTACTAAAAGATTAGTTTCCATTAGCGACGAAGCCCCTGCACCCATTAGGGCACAAGCACATGCTTTTAGAGAGGCATGCAAAAAGGTTATTACTTATTATATGAACGAGGCTGTTAAAAACCACGTTTGTACAATATGTAATGAATTAGAAAAACAAGGTCAACATGACCTAGCTAATATTATTAGGAGACTATAATGGCTATAACACAAGCAATGTGCACTAGCTTTAAAAAAGAACTATTGGAAGCAAAACATAACTTTCTTGCTTCAGGTGGTAATACTTTTAAACTAGCGTTATATACAAGTTCTGCAACCATGACTGCAGCCACTACAGCGTTTACAACTACAAACCAAGCATCTGGAACAAACTATACTTCAGGTGGAGCAGCGTTAACCAACATTAACCCAACATCTTCAGGAACAACAGCGTTTACTGATTTTGCTGATTTAACTTTTGGAACAGCAACGATTACTGCAAGAGGTTGTATGATTTACAACGACACTGCTTCAGGTGATCCAGCTGTTGCTGTATTTGATTTTGGTGGAGATAAAACATCTACTGCGGGAAGCTTTACTATTCAGTTCCCAGCAGCAGACGCTAGTAACGCAGTAATAAGAATAGCGTAAACTTTAATGGCAGGTTGGGGTAGAAGTACCTGGGGGTCTGGTCCATGGGGTCAGCCCGCTGTAGTTAATGTAGCTGTAAGCCTTACAGGTGTTGCAGGGACTTCTGCGTTAGGTACAGAAACAGTAGTTTGTGACGCAAACATAACTGAAACAGGTGTAACTTGTACAGGTTCTGTTGGATCGCTTACCGCTACAGGGCAAGCCAACATAACAGAAACAGGTCTAGCAGGAACTTCTGCACTAGGCTCAATTAGTGTTTCTGCAGGGGCAACTGTAACAGAAACAGGTTTATCTGCTACAGGAGCAATAAATAGTCTTACGGCTACGGGAGCTGCTAATGTGACCGAAACAGGTTTAGCAGCAACAAGTGGATTAGGCTCATTAAGTACACGAGCGAATGCCAATGTTACAGAAACAGGTGTAGTAGGAACAACAGCTTTAGGTAATGTAATAACCGCAGGAGCTGCAATAACAGGTGTTTCGGGTGCTGCTTCTACAATATCCTTAGGCGACGAGACTGTAACATGTGATGCTAACGTATTCCCAACAGGTGTTGCGGCTACAGGAGCAATATCAAGTTTAGGTATTTTCACTGTAAACAATATAAGTATTACAGGACTTGCTGCTACAGGAGTCGTTGGAACAGTAGTAATAAATGCACAAGGAATTGTTTCTTTAACAGGGGTAGAAGCGACAGGAGCAATCAGTCAAATATTGGTTTGGGGCCCTGTAGATGATACACAAGATCCAAGTTGGACAGGCGTTACTGATACACAAGATCCAACTTGGAGTTCAGTGTCAGACTCACAAAATCCAGGGTGGGAAGAAGTTGCTTAACTATGCAACAAAAAGGTAATATAATCAAAGCGGAGATATAAATTATGGCAAGCTCATACGTAAACGATTTAAGACTCAATGAAATGGCGACAGGTGATGCGTCAGGAACTTGGGGCGATACGACAAATACAAATTTAAGCCTGATCGGAGAAGCTTTAGGCTTTGGAACCGAAGGTATAACTACTAACGCAGATACTCACACTACCACAGTAGCAGACGGAGCAACTGACCCAGGTAGAGCTATGTATCTTAAATATACAGGCACATT